AAAACATCATAAACAGAGGCACAAAACAAGTTCTAAATGACCTTAAAACAATCACCGATCCGTATCAATTTGATGAAGTTATTACTATTAGTAGCCCTTCTGCTGGTTAGCGGTTGTTCAATTCTGGGTTCTGGTAGGGATATACCAGAGGTCCAGCCTGTAGAGGTTGTCACGGTGGTCAAGAAAGCGCCAATGTATCACCCTCCGCTGCCCAACAATATTGACCCTGTTCCTGTCGAGTGGACCGTGCTAAATGCTGAGCTGATGCAAGAGTATTTAGACGACTTAAACGAGGGAAATGCGCCTACCAACGTCTGGTATGCCTTGACGACAAAAGGCTACGAAAATCTTTCAACTAACATGGCCGATGTGAAAAGATATTTGAGACAGGTGCTTAGCATTGTAAAGTATTACCGAGAAGCGGATGAAGAAGAACAGGATGTAAAAGATGAACAATGAATTAAAAACAAGTCAGGAAGGCATATCTCTAATCAAGTCATTTGAAGGGTGCGAATTGACTGCGTACAGATGCTCAGCAGATGTCCCAACAATCGGTTATGGCCACACGGCTGGTGTGTCGGATGGCGATACCTGCACGCAAGAGGAAGCAGAAACCATGCTGGCAGAAGACTTGGTAGAATTTGAGGACTACGTCAAAAACTACGTCGAGTCTGAGTTGCAACAAAACGAGTTTGACGCTCTGGTGGCTTGGACCTACAACTTAGGCCCAGCTAATCTCAAAGAGTCAACCATGCTAAAAGAGTTAAACTCTGGAAACTTTGAAGAAGTGCCGAGACAAATGAAGCGGTGGAATCGTGCTGGCGGCGAAGTGTTGGATGGTTTGATACGAAGGCGAGAAGCTGAGTCGCGGCTGTTTAAAGGAGAGGCTTGGGAGGGCGTTTAGTTGTCAGAAATCAGTCTCAAAGATTTTGATATCCTGTCGCAACAGGACCAAGCAGAAGCAATAGCGCTTCTGAACCGCTTTGAGCAACTGAAAAAACAAGAGTCTTGCCAAAAAGATTTTATCACTTACTTAAAACATTTGTGGCCAGACTTTATCGAAGGTCGTCATCATAAAATCATAGGCGAAAAGTTTAACCGGATTGCACAAGGCAAGCTCAAACGATTGATAGTGTGTTTGCCTCCTCGTCACTCGAAGTCTGAGTTTGCTAGTACCTACTTTCCTAGCTGGATGATGGGGTTACGCGGCAACCTGAAGATCATACAAACCACTCACACCGCAGAGCTTGCGGTTCGATTCGGACGTAAAGTCAGAAACATTATTGACAGCCAAGAGTACAGCACGATATTTCCAGACCTAAAACTACAGGCTGACAACAAATCGGCTGGCCGCTGGACTAGCAACCAAGAGGGTGAATTCTTCGCAGCTGGAGTCGGAGGAGCTATTACTGGACGAGGCGCTGATTTGCTTATTATTGACGATCCGCATTCTGAGCAAGACGCTATGTCGCCTACAGCTATGGAGTCGGCGTATGAATGGTACACCTCTGGCCCTCGGCAGCGTTTGCAGCCGGGGGGCATAATTATTATCGTAATGACCAGATGGTCTACTAAAGATCTGGTTGGGAAAGTCCTCAAGAAACAGGGCGAAGAAAACGCTGACAAATGGGAAGTGGTTGAGTTCCCAGCCATCATGCCAGAAACCGATACGCCACTTTGGCCTGAATTTTGGCGCAAAGAAGAATTGTTATCTGTGAAGGCATCTCTGCCCATCTCGAAATGGAACTCCCAGTGGTTGCAGAACCCAACGGCTGAAGAAGGCTCTATAGTAAAGCGGGAGTGGTGGAACTTGTGGGAAGGCGATGTGCCTGCGTACTCTTACGTTATACAGTCATACGATACAGCGTTTAGCAAGAAAGAAACCGCAGACTATTCTGCCATAACCACTTGGGCGATATTCAGCCCTCAAGATGGAGAGGCTGACCAAATTATTTTGCTAGATGCTAAACGGGTGCGCGTGGACTTTCCTGAACTAAAAAAACTAGCTTGGGACGAGTATAAATACTGGGAGCCTGATTGTGTTTTGATCGAGGCCAAAGCCAGCGGAACTCCACTGACTCAGGAATTGAGGCGCATGGGCATTCCCGTAACTGCTTACACGCCAAGCAGGGGCCAAGACAAAATAGCTAGGATGAATTCTGTTGCTCCTATTTTTGAAAGCGGAATGGTTTGGGCGACTGAAGATACTTTTGCTGACGAGGTTATAGAAGAGATGGCTGCATTCCCTTACGGGGACCATGATGACTATTGTGACTCTGCTACGATGGCTCTCATGCGTTTCAGGCAAGGCGGGTTTGTGGCGCTTGATGAAGACTACCAGATGGACGCAGATTTGTTACCAAGGAAGCGTGTTGTCTATTACTAACTGATGGTACACTGAGCGACTATGGCTATTGAAAAACGAGAATTAGGCACGCAGAACGACCCTGACGTTATTGTTCAAGGCAACGCTATTGAAGTGTTTCCAGAACCAAGCCGTCAAGATCAAATAAAAGAAGCTGCGGAAATATTAGTCAACGAAGAAGGCGTTCTGGTTGGCGATGAAATGATGGAAGAAGTTCCAGAAGTCAATGCGGCTCCTTTCGACGCTAACCTTGTTAATGAAATCGATGAAGGAGAACTGCAAAGTCTTTCTAGCGATATCTTATCCAGTATTCGACAAGACAAAGATTCTCGAAGCGAGTGGGAAAAAACCTACGTTGATGGCCTGAAGTATTTGGGCATGAAATTTGACGAGTCAAGGTCAGAGCCGTTTGAGGGATCAAGCGGCGTAATCCATCCTATTCTTGCAGAAGCTGTTACCCAATTCCAAGCACAGGCTTATAAAGAAATGTTGCCTGCTAAGGGTCCGGTCAAAACACAATTGATTGGGCAACGAAGCGCAGAGACTGAAGCTCAAGCGGATCGCGTTCAGGAGTTTATGAACTTCTACATTATGAACGTGATGCAAGATTATGATCCTGAGTTGGACATGCTTTTGTTTTACTTGCCGCTCGCGGGTAGTGCTTTCAAGAAAATTTATTTTGACTCTGTCTTGAACAGAGCGGTATCGAAGTTTGTTTCTCCAGAAGACCTGATCGTGCCTTACGAAGCTTCAGACCTATCGAGCGCTGAGCGAGTGACGCATGCAATTAGCATGTCTCGCAACGAAATCAAAAAACAACAGCTGTCTGGTTTCTATGCGGATGTGGAGATCAAAGAAAACTCTTACGAGGCAGACGAGTCTGACGTACAAAAAGAAATAGACGATATCGAGGGCATGTCACCCTCGTACGCAGAAGACCGAGACCACACAGTTTACGAAGTGCATACCATACTGGACCTCAAAGGGTTTGAAGATGTAAACCAAGAAGGCAATCCAACTGGACTGAAGCTTCCTTACATTGTAACTATAGACGAGTCTTCGCAAACCGTTTTATCGATTCGCAGAAACTATTTAGAAGGCGACCCGTACAAGAACAAAATCAACTTTTTTGTGCAGTATAAGTTTCTGCCCGGACTAGGCTTCTATGGCTTAGGACTAAGTCATATGATTGGCGGTTTGTCCAAAGCCTCGACCTCAATACTCCGCCAACTTATTGACGCGGGGACTTTGGCAAACTTGCCTGCTGGCTTCAAGGCAAGAGGGATGAGAATTCGGGATGAAGACGAGCCATTACAGCCCGGAGAGTTTAGAGATATCGATACGACAGGCGGTTCTTTAAGAGAAAACCTGATACCGCTTCCTATAAAAGAGCCTAGCAATGTGCTGATGTCTTTGCTGGGAATCTTGGTTGATTCAGGAAAGCGTTTTGCAGCTATAGCTGATATGAACGTGGGCGACATGAATCAAGCCATGCCCGTTGGGACAACGGTAGCTCTGCTAGAGCGCGGAACCAAGGTGATGTCTGCGATCCACAAAAGGTTGCACTATGCTCAACGGCTAGAGTTTGGATTGCTGTCTAAACTTTTTGCTGAATACCTGCCCCCGCAATACGCTTACGAGACTGGTACTGGTCCGAGAGAAATTAAGCAGACTGATTTCGATGATCGCATAGACGTGGTTCCTGTTTCTGATCCAAACATATTTAGTCAGTCGCAGCGTATTACGCTTGCACAAGAGTTGTTGCAGATGGTGCAATCAAATCCGCAAGTGCATGGTCCTAACGGAATCTACGAAGCGTACCGCAGAATGTATGGCGCGTTAGGAATAGACAACGTAGAGAGTTTGTTGCAGCAGCCGCCAGATATGACTCCCAAACCAATCGATGCTGGCTTGGAAAACTCTGGTTTTTTGATGGGTCAACCAGCGCAAGCTTTCGAGGGTCAAAACCACAGAGCGCATGTTGAAACCCACAGAGCTTTGTTTTTGACGCAAGTGGTAAAAGAGAACCCGCAGATACAGGCTATGATTATTAGTCATATTATGCAGCACTTGCAGTTTCTTGCTTCAGAGTTGGCTCAAGAACAGATGCCTCCTGAGATGATGCAAAGAATACAGCAGGTACAACAGCAGCTGGGTCAAATGCCAATTGACCAGCAGCAACAAGAAGCACAACAAATACAAATGCTTTTAGATCAATTTGCTTCACCAATTATGGCTCAACTAAGCGAAGAGTTTTTACAGTCTATTGGACAAGGTGGAGATGATCCGTTAGTTGCTATTAGGCAGGCCGAAGTGGAGCTTCGTAACAAGCAGATAGATCAGGAGCAAAGTCAGTTTGAGGCGCAACAAGATCAACGCGCACAAGAAAAACTGTTAGAGAACGAGTTGCAAAAGCAACGCATCAATGTACAAAAAGAGGTTGCCGATGATAAACTTGATGTTTCATTACAAAGACTCGATCAACAGGCAAATTTAAAATTGCTTGAATTAGAGCAAAAAATGAGAGGATGACATGACCACAAGTTATAAGCTCGAAGCCATCAAAGAATTGAAGGCTCAGAAAAAATTAGATAGAGAAGCTGAAGAGCAAGCGCTTTCAGAGGCCAGAAAAACAGCAGAGGTTGCCCATCAGGCAAACCTTGCTCGTATTGCTGCGAAAGAAGCTAGAATAATTTCAGGAGAACCCGCTCCAGAGCCAGAGCCAGAAGTAGAGGCAGAGCCAGAAGTAGAGGCAGAGCCAGAAGTAGAGGCAGAGCCAGAAGTAGAGGCAGAGGCTCCAGAAGCGAAAGTCGAAGCGCCTAAGAAAAAAGCGCCAGCAAAAAAGAAAACCGCGAAGGCGAAAAAATCAAAATAGGAAGGACTAATGAA